TGAAGGGGCGCCCATATTCTTCCGTCCTCAAATAGAGGTGAAACTGAGTTAACTCTCGCAAACTTATCATTTCCTCGCGACGGTGTAAAGGTAGTTACGGGTACTCCGATTCGTCTAAGTTCAGCCACGAGTGGCAGACCAGAAGCCTTAGCTTCAATAATAACCATGTCAGGTCTATACTGCAGGTAAAGTTCGTGAGCCCTGCGCCTTAGTTCAGGGAACTCGAACCGGGATTTTTCTGCGTGCATTAGAATACATTGTTGTCCGTTGTCTTCAGATTCAAAGACTCCCCAGGTTGTGACCGCAGAATAGTCAGCCGTGTTAGATTTTAAAAAAGCTGTATCGTAACTTTGTAAAACAAAACTTGGTGAAGGCAAAGTTCTTGAATCCCAGTCCTGCCACCACTCTCGTTTGATCAAAGCACCTTCATCTGATGTTGGCTCTTGCATATACTGAGCATTCCATCTAGACGGGGTCAGCGTTGCCTGAGTCTTTTGCAATTCTTTTAGTTTCCAAAATTCTGGCCAACACGCTCTACCTGATGGCATGATGGCTGGAAACTTAATCACTTTCCATTGATCGGCATCGTCTGCCATTTGAGCTTTTAATAACTGACCAGTAATATCTTTAGTTGACCAACGTGTCATTACCACAATAATTTTACCACCAGGTTGCAAACGTTGTCTTGGACCTGATAGATACCAGTCCCATGCTTTATCAAAAGACTTACCATCTTTTCTTAAATCTTGTTCTTTGTGTGGGTCATCGATGATTAATAAATCAGCACCACGTCCTGTGATCGCTCCGCCTGTACCAGCAGCAAAGTATTCTCCGCCCTGTTCCGTTTTCCATTTTCCTGCAGCCTGCGAGTCCTCCATCAGTCTTGTGGGAAAAAGGTCCGAGTACAAGGGATCGTCGAGCAAGTGTTTTACTTTACGACCAAAGTCTACAGCTAGATCCGCTGTGTGAGTTGTTTGAATAATCTTTAGTTTTGGATTCTTTGCTATCATCCACGCTGGCAAGAAGTAGGAAGCAAACTCAGACTTCGTATGTCTTGGTGGCATATTGATAATTAATCTATCTACCTTGTCATCGGCCAAAGCATTAAACATCTCAGACATATCTTTGTGGTGGCGACCCTCAATAAAATCTGGCCACATGTACTTCACGAATTTCAAAAAGTCAGACTCGAGATCTTTTCTAAAGTCATCTAAGATTACATTTTTCTTAGCCCTAATGTATTGCTGTTCCTCGACCAAAGGCAAATTAAAATTTTTTGTAGAATTTTTTTCGTCGTTTTTCATATCGTAATTGTTTTCATCCTTACCATGATTAAGTGAATTATGCTATATAGGGTATGTCTTAGGATCCCTTTTTGTCGTTTAGGGGGGTGGGGGGTCGTAATTACGATCGCATTTCCAAACCCTTTAGGATCCATTGGGTGGGCCCGCCCACACTCAAGCCCCCGCGACCCATAATGGTCATAGTGTCCTAGATAATGCTTGACACAATATGTAGTACCCCGATCCCCGTGCCAGGCGACGGGGATAATTGCTCTTGTAATTTCTTTTTTAATTTCGTAAAATCCTAGAAAACAATGGAGGAAAAATGAAGAAAGAAAAAGACACCGTAAATATCAAAGAGAGTTGGGAAGATATGTTGCCAACTTATGCAAAGATATTTCAAAACTTAAATCAAGACGGACAGAAACAATGTCTTGAGCAATTGAAATATCTTGGAAAAATCTTGGATAAGATCGGGAAGATAAAACTATGATCGAAATATTTTTAGAAGCACCGATCGAACTACAAATTTTGATAATGGGCGGGATAACCGCCCTTATCGTGGTTCTTGTTAAAGGGAACGGGGATCGGGATAATTTTAACCGTAGATTTAAACAAGATCAAAAGTGGCGTAAGAAATAAGTTTTGGCTCCTGGGTCATGAGCCATGATAAAACTGACCCCTTGAGCCCTGGTCTATAAATGAGGTGGGCATTGTATCGTCAAGCTCGATTTTATGGACCTGGGGTCAAGTTGTATATCATCCAATGCAGGTCTGTAATGGACTGGCGGGACCTAACTTGGCCGTCATTTTTCCACCCTGAGCTCGCAGCGTTAGCTGCGAGCTCTTTTTTTTATTTATTTATAGCGTTCAAGCACAGCGATACAGCTCTCTAATCCGGCAGCTATCGGCTGCAACTTTAATCCCAGATCAACCAGGTCCAGGACCTGGGAACCTTTATATAAAAAAATAGGGTGGGCCCGCCCGCGCTCAAGCCCCCCACGATCCCTGCGACCCGGAACGGGCACCGGGGAAAAATTTTCCGGGTGGGCCCGCCCGCGCTCAAGCCCCCCACTGTTACTTTTTTGCAACACTGTTGTTCCTGTGCCACGGTTCGGGGATCGGGAAACGAGGATGAAGGAACCCTCGGGGTGCTTTTTGTGAAAGGCAACTTGGAACGGGGAAAGTCGGACTTTGTCCGCTTTTGTCCACTTAAGCTCTAGGGTAAAAAATTTTTGATTTTTGTTATATCCAAGAAGGTCGGGAATGCCTGGAATTGCCCAATTTTCAATTCTATTCCAAGAAATAGAACTCGGATAATTTTTAATAGTTTTATAGAGTTTTGCCTCGGGTTTTGCCATATTTTTAAAGTGGACAATACCATGAAAAAGCTGTGGAAAAAGAGGGCTTGACTACTATGGATAATCCCTTAAAGTCCCTAATTATGTTAAAAATAAAAACAAAGGAGGAAAAATGGGCGATCGTGTAAGTGTTCATTTTAAAGACAAAGACGGAAGTGAAAGTCCTGTTCTGTGCCATCATTGGGGCGGAACAGAATTTCCAAAACATGCATGTCAATGGTTTAGAAAGTTTTCAAAAGATGTGAAAACTTTAGAAAAGGGTTCTTATGATCCTTTGTCTAGATTAGAGGCGAGCAACGTCCTAGTGCAATTTATCTCAGACTTAAAAAATCACAAAGAGTTGAGATATATCACAAAGTTTGAGACGGACGATAAACACAATATTACTCAAATTGAGTATGCGAGTGATTGGATAACTCACTCAATTTATTTGGGTAAAGATAACAACGACGTGGATGATAGTGATAACGGAAGTTATACTATTACTACTCATGATGGAAAACTCTACAACGGAAACGGTGAAGAGATTGCCATTAAATAATAAAATCGTGGGGTCAGAAATGACCCCACTAAGAGAGGATGAAAAATGAAAAAAATATACGTTGAAGGGACACTTGATATTGATGGTGAAGTTTCAAATTATTCAATATCTAATTATGAGGCTTGGTTTCAATGGGGTGCAACAGAAGAGAGATTGTGTAAATCAGTGCATATAGTTGAAAAAATGCAAAACAACTTAAATGAAGAAAATCCATATTTTGAAAATGAGGAGGATGAAGAATGAAAATTAAAGAAGACGGACAAGCCAAAATGAGTATCACGTTAGATCATGGCTTTATTAAAGTTAAGAGAACAAGCGGACTTGAATTAGCAAAATGGTACGCAAACAAGGGTGATTGGGATAGAATTTGGAACACTATCAATAGGATGGTTAAGAAAAATAATGGTTTTAGTTTAAGTTTAAAAGAAAAGGAAAAAATTTAAAAATAGAAAGGAGGAAAAATGCCAAATTGGACAGAAAACGAAGTTAGATTTATTTCAAAAAATAAGTCTTCACTTACTAAACTTAAGAAAAAATTGGAGGGAAAAGAGAAGTTAAGAGAACTCCCAAGCGGTAAGTGGACAACTGTTGATAATGTTTTTGACTTCAATAAACTTATACCAATGCCAAAAGCTTTGATTGGGACAACTTCCCCAACTCCGATGGAAACAAAGGAAGAAAAGAAAAAAGCAATGGCTTTGAAAATAAGGTACGGTCATTCTAATTGGTACGATTGGAGTTGCGAAAATTGGGGAACTAAATGGAACTCAGTTGACGCAGAAAGAACTGAAGATGGAGAGTCAGTTTTTTATAATTTTCGTACTGCGTGGGATTGCCCAAGGGGAATTTCAGACATCATTATGGATAAAATTCCAAATGATGTCAAAATTGATTATTGGGTGTGCTCCCATGAATTTGAGGACGAGGAAGATCAAATAATATAGAAAGGAGGAAAAATGAGTGCGAGTGAAAGTACAATAAACGAAGAGAAAAAAACTATTACTAAGTCATGGACACAAAGAGTTGCTGAAAAACTAGTCGGCAGAAAGATTGTTAAAGTCCGATACATGGACGAGCAAGAGGCTGAAGACTGTGGTTTTGAAAGTAGACCGATTGTTTTAGTTTTAGATGATGGTTTTGTAATTTACCCTATGCACGATGACGAGGGTAATGATGCGGGTGCTATGGGAACGAGTTATCATACGTTGCCCACGATACCTGTAATTTATTAAACTATACGAATAACTTTACCTAACTTGTTTTGAGGTTTAGCACACCTTAGAACAAGTCGGTGAGTTTCTGAACTCCCAATAATCCTATTCTCAAGCAGGGTCATTGTAGTTAAATCATAAAACTCGCCATTAGGTAATTCAATCTGAACCCTCGCATCCAAGCACACAGGACTAGTCATGAATTTATCTATAGCTTTCTTTAACTGTCTTCCGTCAACCATGACTTGCAATATATCTCATATTTTATATATTGCAACATTATGGGTGTACCTAAAAAATTAACCGACATGCAAAAACGATTTGTAGAGCTCTTAGTCTATGGCGACCCGAAAACCGGCGAGCCACTTAACAAAACAGAATCCGCAAGGGCAGCTGGATACGCAGCTGAATGGGCTAGGAAAGAGGGGTCAGATCTGTGCAATCCCAAGCTTTCTCCCCTGGTCGTTGCTTACAAAAGACAATTAGAGCACGAGCGTCTTGAAAAACACGAAGTATCTCATGTTAGACACGTAGCAAGACTTAATGAATTAGGTAGAAAAGCTGAGAAAAAAGGTAATTATCAATCGGCGATAAGAGCAGAAGAATTAAGGGGACGAGCAGGCGGTATGTATGTTAACCAAACTATAACTAAAACTATCTCGGCAGATATTGAGGAAGATAAGAAAACAATTGAAAGAATCGAAGGGTTTCAAAAGAACCTCAAGCAGATCAATAGTGATCACCCTGCAATGAAAGATAAAAAAGATTAATCTAAAATCTTTTCCATAGATATAATACAACCTGCGGGAAATATATTTGTATCACTAAATACTTCATCGGTTTCATCGTAAGAACTAAATGTTATTAAAAACTTCTTTGTTTTTTTAAATACATAGGCTTGCGTTATCATTTTAGATATTGGAAGCTTCTCCATTTCTTCCTTAGATTTATGCCCTGCGTCGCCGGTAATGTCGAGCCAACGTATAGTATAGAAATAATACTTACGTTTATTTATAACTGCATGTTTATATCTTTTCTTCCGACGTCTAGGCATAAGAAGGTTATACTATTTAAAACGTAAATCTGAAAATTAAAAAAGAAAATCCATGCGCGCGACCTCTGTGAGAGATTTGTACCCTGCAAAAAATGGTGTAAAATATAGCTTTTTATTCAATTTGTACCCTAAAACAGAAATAAAAAGTCAATGAAATAGCCATTTTTTAAATTTGTACCTTTTTCATGTTTTGACCTAAGGTACAAAAATGAGCAAATAAGTGTTGGTATTACTATCTTTTTTAATTTGTACCCTGTAGAGAGGTAAAAAACAAAATTTTTTTTAAAAACTGTTTTACTTTGAAAAAGTACTATACTAGGGTACAAAAGCTGCTAGCTAGCTGCTTACTGTTGTATTTTTGCAACAGTGTCATAATACTTATCTACTCTCTTTAAGAACTCATGTTGAAATGTGACGAATTCTTGTCCTTCGGAGGTAAATTTCTGAAAAAAGCCATCTTTAGAACACATTAGAATAACACCTTGATTAATTTTAGTGCCATATACATAGTTGTGAGCCATGGCATAGGCTCCTAA